GGAGCAGTCGTGCCGTTACCCGACACAAACGCTGCACCCTCAAGGTCGTCCTTCGCACGCATGATCATCGCACGAACGTCCGACTCCATGCCTGCCCAGTCCTGACCGATCTCGATCGAGAACGGAACGAACGCGGCACCCTTGAAGACAGGGATCGTGGGCTGCGCCAGGGTCGGAGCATCGTCCGAAACCTCAGCCGCCTCAGCGTCCCAGCTCGCGGTCACGCCAGCCGAGCTAACACCGTTCCAGGAGTCAGTCGTGGTCTGAACGACACGGCTGACCTGGCGAAACGGGTTGGTCGTGTGCGAACCAGTGTCGATGATGGTCGTGTCCAGCGTGAACGGAACCGCGAACCCACCAGCAGTCGTGGTCAGCGAAGCAGCACGAACAGCCTGCACAGCGGCACGCTCTTCGTTGCTCCACATGTCCGACTCGCCACCGAGAGCCTTCACAAAGGCGCTGCGGTACTCAGGGTTGCCGGTCGCCACGATGTGACGAGCGACGGAACCATCACGGTCACCCTCAGCCGTACGCATGACGTGCTCTGCCTGGACCTTCTGGTCATCGCTCAGACCGCGAGTCGCATCGATCGCACGCGCACCACGGTCACGAACCTCGCTGGCAGGAGCGCCATAGCGAATGTCCGAAACGTCGTAGACGTCACGCTCAGTTGGACGGTTGATCTGGTTCGGAGCCGACACCGGAGCGGTGCGAGTCTCAAGAACCTTGGCCCGCGCTTCGAGATCGGCCAGCTTGGCACGACCCTCTTCGCGGAAAGCGACACCGGCATCGAAAGAAGCCTGGTCGTCAGCGGAAAGCGAACCGTCTTCTGCGGAACGCTCATTGATGTCAGCCATCACGTCTTCGACGTAACGGACCTCGTCGGCCAGCTTGGCCTGAATTGCTTGAATGTTCATTGGATCACCTTTCAAGAGTGAATGAGCGGAGAAGCGCCTCTCGCTTCTCCTTCTTGGCATACTCAGAGGTGTCCGAACGGACGGCGTCTGATTCCTCAGTCGAGGTGCCAAGAATGGCGGCGTCGACATCAGTGACATCAAGCAGAATTGCTTGACGAATCTCTTCGATAAGCGCAGCACGCTCATCTTCGGGCAGCGTCGCAAGAATCGACCGCACACCCACACTGGCCCCGGCATACGCGGGAAAAACGACCGGGCCCACTTCGAGCAAAGAAACTTCTTTCAAAGTCCGCATAGGAACCTCAGAAGACTCGTCCCATGCATCACGAATCACCTGGAACCGAAATGACATCCCGTCCACCGAACCCGAGGCAATAGCCTGCCGGATCGGCTCAACGCGAGCGTTATCGTGGAGACGGGCCTGAACAAACAGACCGTGATCATCTCCCCTGATCTCTTTGATCGATCCGATTGGGACAGTGCCGGTAGCAGGATCACGACCGTGGTCAAACTGCAAAACCGGCGTACGCTCGCTGAGAGTCTTCTCGAAAGCACTCCGATCAACCTGCTCATCGAAAAGCCCTTCCCAAGAATCGATACGGGTCGACTGACTAAACACAGCCCCATACCCCTCCAACGTGAAGCCATCGTCGCCAGTATCACGCGTCTCAAACGACACAGACCGCTCAACAAACTTGGGTGCTTTAGTCATCATAATCTCCAATTAGAATCCTACTAGCTAGTTCTCAGGAACACACAACCACACAAAGAATGCCCCAATGGCCGTCCCGAAGATCGAAACAAACACCGCGACACGCCCCATCAGCCCATGTCCTCATCTTCATCAACTTCAACGTCATCCACCGCGTCATCAGGCACACCACCAGTCCCGTCACCATCAGGATCATTAGCATCCATCGGCTGCAACTGGACAGACGCCCGACCGGTATGAACCAGACCAGTCAAATCACCCTTCACAACACGGTCAACAGTGTCCTCGGGATCAAACCCAGAGTCGACAGCAGACCTGATAGTCGCCATTTGTGTCTGGAGGATCTGAGCCTGGTCGAGCGCGTCCTCTTGGAGGAACATGACGCCAGACAGATCAGGAGCCAACACCATCTTACGATCGGCAGGAGGAGCGAACACCTCGAACGCCTCACACAGCGACCAGCAGTACGGAGTGAAGAAACCGTCCGCGAACAGGCGGCGGGCCGAGTTAAAGTTGCCAGCATTCAACGACGAACCAGCCAAAGAATCCCGAGTCCCAAGAATCGCAGCAGGCACCCTCGAACGCATCGCCACAGCAATCTCGATCGAACCATGAAGCTTGTCAAACCCGATCTTCGAGAAGTCCGTAGACACATCACGAACATCCGTAACGTTCGACAAGAACAGGTTGCGATAAGCGTTCTCTGTACCGCCGTAAGCCTCCGTAACACGCTTACCGGCAGCAGAGAGCTCCTCGTCCTCCAAGCCTTCCGACAGGAACACCAGAGACGGCACAGTGCCACGCTCAAAGAACTTCGACTGGTGAGCAGCGATCTGCCCCTCCAACGCCGCCTCAGCAGTCAACGACGCAACCCACGACCCGCCCTTCCAAGGCGCAGCAGGATCAGGCTCAGGCATGAAATGAACATACTCACCAGGCAGGAACACCCGATGGCCTTCCTTCTCCTGCAAACGATCCACATTCGGGTTATACAGAATACCCAACGTCTTGAAGTCGTGCGGCATCAGCTTCTCGACGTCGCCATCCCAGCCGGGATACGCATCGGACCCCAAAGCGAACGTGACCTTCGACGGGTCCAAACGGACAACCTCGCCACCGGCACCACGAACAACAAAAGCGTTACCGGCATAGCTGACGTCCTGCTCCATCTGCATCAACAGATGAGAACGACCAATACTATTCAACGCCCGCAAACCCATCGTATTCCGCTCGACAGGACGCGCCGCAGTAACCGGCGTCGACCACTCCTCATGCCGGAAACGGACCTGCGAAGCCAGCATCGCCCGAGCACCAACCGCCGCAGGAATAATCCCCGAACGAGCATGAATCTTATCGACCAGCTCAGTGAACGTCCCGTCAGCCTTATCCGGCCGCGAGCCCTGCATCAAATCCAGATTGTAGGTGTGACCGTTGTAGGCAGCCAGATTATGCCACCCGTCACGACCCTCAGCAGAATGCGGACGCAGCCGATCAAGAAACTTCATCTGTCATCCCCACTGCCATATACTGCCAAACGTACGTCACCAGGAGCGACAACACGCCGGAAACAATAAACCCCGCAGGCGCGCTCCATAGAAAGAAGCCTACCGCAATAAGCCCCACTCCCAACAAAGCTACAAGAATCCTCACTACCAACATGCCACCCACATTCCAACCTTCATCATCCGACAAATATCCCGATCTTCTTCTTCTTCTTCGGCTCCCACTCAGGCACACCAGACAACGCCAACGTAACAGCCACCAACGCCGAAATGTTCTTCGCACGCCGACGCGACCACACCGCAGCATCACCAACCATACGACGCTCCCCGACACTCACCTGACCATTCAGCTTCTCATCACCCAAATGCTGCACATCACCCAAAGCAACAGCGTCCAACAACTGACCAAACGCATGAGCATGATCCTGCGTCGACATCACATGAACCTCAACATCAGCCGCCACAAGCCTCGAAATGTAAGCACCGGCAGGAGAACCCTTCTCGACCCTGATCGGCACCCTATGGGCCTCCCAGAGCCTCTGAGCGAACGGTACAACCCAACCCGGATTGCCTTCGTCGTCCACATCGGCCACAGCCTGCGAAGCAGCGACCTCCAACTGGATGACACCGCCATCAACACGCCCGGCGATACCGAACGCCGCCCAGCCACGATCCTCCGTCACCTCCAAAGCAATAGACAACCCCTCCACGATCTCGCCAGGCTGAATAGCCTCCAACGCCAACCAACGGTCAAACGCAATCTCGCCATCACGCTTCGACGGAGGCATCGTCAACACACCCAGACGCTCCCGCTGATGCTCCCGCACAAGCTCCTCGGAACCCGAGAACGTCCTGATCTCCTGCAAAATGTACTCACGCGAAATACGACCGGCAGCAACAGCAGGGTTAGCGTTCTCAATCGCCGCCATGAACGCCTCCTCGTCACGCACAGGGTCCAACTCCAACACCTCAGGACCATTCCCGTACTCGGCATAGAACAACCGGTCCCGCCCATCGTCACCCTCAGCCCTCGCACGCACAGCATGCAACACCTGCGACGTCTCATGCGCCGCAGACGAAGTGTAATACACCTGAGCGCCAGGACGAGTCGACAACGTCGGGATAACCGAACCCATAGCAGACGGATCAAGGTCAAACGCCTCATCCATCACCACCTTATCGCCCGTAAAACCACGAGAACCACCACGATAACGGGCCTTAAACAGGATACGCTGCCCGCTTTTCAAGCGGATGCTTTCCTTCCCGTTCGACGTCACGAAACTACGGTCGTTGGGCAACAGAAGCCGGGAAAGCTCGTCAGAGCCCTGCATCAGCTCCTTGATGCGGTTGAAGTGCTCCACACTCGTATCAAACTTGTGGGCCGAATGCACAATCGTCTTATCACCAAATAGAAACAGGCAAGCCAATTCAAGCACCTCTAAAACGAAGTTCTTGCCGTTCTGTCTTGGCGTAATCAACACATTCTCGAAGCTCGCATACCGCCAACAGCCGTCGACCTGCTTCTCAGCGAGACAATTCAGCAACGTCCAACGCTGCCAATCATCAAGAACGATGCCCAGCGAAGACTCAGCGAAATCACACGCCTCCTCACCCGCAGCGAACGACTCGACACCAGGCGGCAGACTCAACAGATACGGAGCAGGCCAAGGAGGCTCAAGAATCATTCCCCGGCCAACCGCTTCGCACGGCGCGCCTGGATCTCATCCAAGTTCGACACCTCAGCCTCAGCCTCGCCCAGCAGGACCAGCTCATTCAGCGTTATACGGCGCTCACGGGCCACCGCAGCTAATTCGGTCGCAGCCACCTCGGGGTCGGCCATACGGTCGTCCAGGGCGTCCAGAGCCTCCTTGAGCCTCGCACGCTGATCGAGCCAATTCTTAGACATGATCCCAACCTACCCCTGCGCCGCCCCTAAATCTATAAAGTGGCGACCAATCGAAGAAACAGTACAAAGCACACTTCGCGATCTAAGTACAAGAGCTACACTGCCAGCTTGCTGGCGTGTGTAGCTCTTACGGAGTGTGTAAAACGTATTAAGTGGTGAAATATGTTTCACTTAGCGAGCGGTTAAGATCGCTTATCGCTGCACAACTCGTACCTCACAGTGCAACGGCGATCTTAATCGCGAGGTTAGTGAAACCGGACAGAATCGGTAGTGACATCCGACACATACCGTGTTTGCCCTGCTGGGAGGCCGTGTGACGTCCGACACACCCTCATGTTGCTGGGCGCGATGGGCGGAGTTATCCACAGGCTCGAAGTCTGCGGGGTCCGAGTTTTCCACACGTTGTCCACAGGAACGCCGTCACTCTGCGTGATGAACCCTCTGAGAGGGGTACAACTGTTCGGTGTCACTTTCCGTCACTTTTTGCCACAAAACGGTCACTTTGAGGGGTTTTCGCCACTATCTGCGGTCATATCGCCCTGTTCTGTCACTTTCTGTGGGGAGAGACCCTCAGGAAAGAGAAACAAACTGTTACTGCTAAAACAAGAGCTTTAAAAGCTGAGTATTCAATGGAACTCGCACAAGACCTAAAAG